AGCAGCCAGTGGTGCCGCAAGTAGCATCTTGGGAGGCGCTAGTAAATTGTTACCATCAGCAGGCAGTGTTGCAGATAGTTTAATGCAAGCCGCTAGTGGTGGTACATCTACATCATCATTAATAGGATCCGGTAAAGACTTATTATCAAGCGCAGGCAAATCAGTAGAGACAGCAGCCACAGCATTTGCTGGATCAATATCGTCCGGAGCCGCGGCATTGACTTCGGCTGCGGCTGCTAAGGGTGGAGCAGTAGCCGCGGCAACATCAACAATTGCTAGCGGTTTGTCAAATCTACCGGGCGGGCAAGCAGCCGTATCAAGCATCACTAATCTCGCTAAAGGAGCGGTACCTAGCATGCCTGGTATAGGTGATTTGAAGTCAGCCATAGCAGGTGCATCAACAGACAAACTTAATAATATAGCAGGTGGATTGACTGGTAAAGCAAATGACTTACTTGCTAAAGCACAGGGTACCGCAGACTCATTGACATCATTAGTCACATCAGGCTTACCGGCTGGCGCAGCCGCTGAATTGCAAAGTGCATTAGGATCTATAGCAAGCGCCGGATCTGGAATCAAGGTACCTAGCATTGCACTCAATACTACAGATAGAAGTAGCATAACAGGGGCTATAACAAGTCAGTTGGGAGATCCTGATATACCTGCTCCTAATTTCGGAGAAGTGAGTGAGGCCGCTAAGAGCAAGATCGAAGATTTTGAAAAGCAAAAGTTTGATTATATCGTAAAACAAGGTGAATTGTTGATAGAATCTAACAAAGCAGAAAGCAAAATGATAGATGAACTAGACAAATATCTCAAGGCCCAGCAAAATCTTCCTGCAGGCGATCCGGGAATCGATATAGCCAAAGCAGGATATGACTCAGCAATCGCAGAATATACAGCGGCACAAGATAAGATAGTGAAACTAAATGAAGAATTCCCTGCTGTGGCATTGGCTATATATGGTAATGCATCGTCAAACACGAATTCTGCAAGCACAAGCAATACTACGGTTAGTTCAATAACCACTAGGGTAGTGACAGGCAACGCATAATTTAAACTATAAATATAATTATGGCACAATATAACGGATTCACTACACTTAACGCTTGCAAACCAAAAACAACAAATGCATTTCCGGGCATTGACGGCGGTGTAGGATCTTTGGTCAATCCTGTATATCCCGGTAAAAAGTTTAAATTGACAGACGAAAATCTAGTAGTTCAAGATTTTGTGAATAGTTTGAACATCAGACAAGGCGAAAAAGTAGGCCAACCTGATTATGGCACCACATTGTGGAACTTTGTATTCGAACCTAACACTCCTGATGTTCAATTTAGCCTCGAAAATGAGATAGCAAGAATCGCTAGCCAAGACCCTAGAATAGTGTTAAACTATGTCAGAGCCTATCCGCAAGAGAATGGTATATTGCTTGAAGTAGAATTGGCCGTACAGCCTTTCAATGAAGCCTCACTTTTAAGCGTGTTCCTCGATAGCACGACTAATACCGCCGCCCTCCAATAATCTTAAAAACCACGGTTTTAGGATTTGATAAATAATCAAATCAGAGAGTAATTATGGCTAAAAGTTCAAGACAGGCAGCATTATTCGGGGTCAACGATTGGAAAGCAATCTACCAAACATTCCGTGAAGTAGACTTCCGAAGTTACGACTACGAGACACTACGCAAGAGTTTCATCGACTACCTGCGTGTCTACTATCCCGAAACTTATAACGACTACATCGAATCGTCAGAATTCATCGCATTGCTTGATGTCATGGCGTTCATGGGTCAAGGTCTTGCTTTTAGAAATGACTTGAATGCGCGTGAAAACTTTATAGACACTGCCGAACGCCGTGATAGCGTGATCAAGTTAGCCAATCTTGTCAGTTATACACCTAAAAGAAATATATGTGCTGAGGGCACACTGAAGATCACTAGCATACAGACTAGTCAGGATATCACAGATTTCAATGGGGTCAATCTAAGCAATGTTCCTATATTATGGAATGACCCTGCTAATGCTAACTGGTTCGAACAGTTCAACACTATTTTAAATGCTACATTAATCAGTTCTCAGAGAATAGGTCGCCCTAGCAATGTTTCTGATATATTAGGAGTCACTACTGCTGAATATAGTATGCAGATACCGGACGGAAGTTTACCTATCGTACCATTCACTAGCACAGTAGATGGCACGACTATGAATTTTGAACTTGTCAGCGTGACTAGTGTTGATGAGGACTATCTATATGAGATTCCACCTGCACCAACAGGTAAATTTAATTTCTTATATAAGAATGATAAGTTGGGTTTTGCTAGTAGTAACACAGGATATTTCGTATACTTCAAGCAAGGTATATTGAATAATTATGATTTTGTATTAGAACAGCAGATTAGCAACCAGGCTGTGAATATTGATATCGAAGGTATCAATAATACAGATACTTGGTTATATCAATTGAATCTCAATAACAACAGTAGATTAGTTTGGGAAAAGGTCGATAATGTTTATGCCGACGCATATCTACAAACTGAGACAAGCAAAAAGAATATTTTTAGCGTCAACTCACGATTCAACGATCAAGTAACATATGTGTTTGGAGATGGCGTATTCAGCAATATCCCAGTAGGTACTTTCAGAGCATATGTTCGTGCAAGTAATGGCTTGACATATACTATTGACATCAATGAGATGCAAGGTATAAGCGTGGCGTTCACTTACATCAGCCGCACAGGTAGATCAGAGACTTTGACTTTAGGTCTATCTTTGACACAGCCTGTAAGTAATGGTCAGGCGCGTGAAAGTATCGCTAGCATAAAGCAAAGAGCACCTACAAGATATTATACACAGAATAGAATGGTAAATGGTGAAGATTATAATAACTTCCCATTCACATTATATTCATCAATCATCAAATCAAAAGCAGTAAATCGCTCAAGTATAGGTGTCAGCAAGAACCTTGATCTATTAGATCCAACTGGCAAATATAGTAGCATCAATAATCTAGGCAATGACGGTGGATTATGGGAAGATGATACTCCTGGGTCAGTAAACTTAAATGTTTTAAACTCAAGTAGCGTCATATCATTCTTTACAGAAACTCTGGCTGCTATATTATCTGACAACAGAACTATACAATATTATATAAACGCTACCGCAGATTCTTCACAGACTTGGTATAAACGCTATAGTTTCCCATCAGGAACTAATGTCACTTATTTCAATACTAGTAATGTAAATGGAAATAGCGTCAATGGTTATTTCTATATTTTAGATAATACTATCGAAACTCCTGTTATGCTAGGCGCAAATACAGATAGCAACAGAAAGTATATCTCTAAGGGTGCTTTGTGTAAATTTGTAGCACCTATAGGTTATAGTTTCGATCAGAATAATAGATTGACTACTACAGCAAGCGCCACAAATAAATCTTATATATGGACTACTGTATTAAATGTATCAGGTGATGGTAGCAATACTGGTCAAGGTAACTTCAGTAATGGAGTAGGTCCTGTGACACTAAATGGTTATGTGCCTGACGGTTCAGTACTCAATAGCGTGATACCTGCTTGGGATAACAGTTTACCTGTTAGCATCATACAAGAAGCCATATTAAGAATAGAGTTACAACAAGATTTTAGTTTGGTATATAACAATAGCAGAATCGACAATGGTCGCTGGTCTATCGAGTTGGGGCAAGATAGTGACTGGTTCGTATATTTTAATAATATAGCAGACAATACATATGTGGTACAGTTCCGTTCATTGCGTTATTATTTTGGTAGCGTAGATGAGACACGCTTTACATATGCATTGAACGAACTTGTATACGATCCATTCTCTGGTAAGATTTTACAAGACTTCATTAATGTATTGGGTATAAACACTCAACCAAATAGTGCTACTGCATTGGGCAATGACATACCAGTAAACATCATTGGTCAAACAACACAAAGTGACGGTTATGTAAATGATTTTGAAGTTGAAGTAGCAAGCACAGATGTAAACAATAATTTGCTTGTTGTGAATCCTGATTTCTTTACTGAGATAACAGGAGTAGTTCCGGGATCAGCAAATACTGGTAAATATGTGTTCTTTGAAACTATACAAGATGCAGTAAATCTAACTAGAGAGCAGATAGTTCCTAGCACCGATATCATATATTCATATGCCATCAAGAGTCAAATCGAAGTGATCAAGTATGATTATCCTGTCGGACAATTGTACTATGCTACGACAGATAATAAATTCTATAAGTCAGTTCAAGATGCTACAGTAACACAAACAAGTTACACTCTTGTAGAACAGACTAATTATTCGGTCAAGCCAGGTAGACAAGGCTTGAGTTACCTATATAGACATAATAGTAACAACACTACACGAATAGATCCATCGACTACAAACATAATCGATTTGTATGTAGTGACACAGGCATATTATACCGCATATCAAAATTATATTCAAGACACTGCAAACACTGTGCCTATGCCAAGCAGACCAACTATCAATGAGTTGAATGCAGAGTATGGACAATTGCAAGATTACAAAATGTTGAGTGATTCTGTGGTATTAAATAGTGTAGTGTTTAAACCATTATTTGGTCCTAAAGCACAAAGCGCATTGCGTGGTACTATCAAAGTCATCAAGACCAGCGATACTACTGCCAGTGACAGTGACATTAAGAGTGCGGTATTGACAGCCATGAATAATTATTTTGATATCAATAATTGGAATTTCGGCGATACATTCTTCTTTAGTGAACTCAGCGCCTATCTACACAATCAATTAGGTGATATCATCAGTAGTGCTGTATTAGTACCTAACGATCCAACAGAACCATTCGGCACATTATATGAGATCAAATGTAAACCATTTGAGATTTTTGTAAACGCGGCAACAGCGAATGACATTAGAGTTATCGCAGCTTTAACACCAGACCAATTGCAAGTAGCATAAAATGACTAGAATAAGAACACTTGAGTTTTTACCGCAGATATTCCAGACTGAAACAAATAGTCAGTTCTTGGGCGCGACTCTTGACCAATTGGTCAATCCACCAGTCACTAAAAAGATACAAGGTTTCATAGGAAGTAAAGTTGGTTATGGCGTAGATGCCAAAGATTATTATGTAACAGAACCAAACAAAGTCAGACGCGATTATCAGTTAGATCCTGGTGTAGTCTTTGTCAAAGAAAATGAGACTACTGCTAAAGATTTCATAAGTTATCCAGGAATACTAGACGCTTTACAACAGCAAGGTTCTATAACAACTAACAACACCAATCTATTTTCTAGCCAGTTTTATAGTTGGGATAGTTTCACTGATCTTGATAAGATCATTAATTACAACCAGTACTACTGGATTCCAACAGGACCTCCCGCAGTAAGTGTGTCAGCATCAACAGTTTATAACACTGATGATTTCATAGTCACGCCTGAAGCCAGTTCATACAGCATCAAGGCCTTAGGTAGTGCAGAGGCTACAAACAATCCTAATCTTGTATTATTGCGTGGCGGTACATATAACTTTATAGTAGATCAAGATAGTCAATTTTGGATACAAGGTGAACCAGGATTAAGCGGTTATAGCGCCACTCAAGAAAATCTATATGTAAGAGATGTGTTCGGGGTCACTAATAACGGCGCAAGCCAAGGGGTAGTGACATTTACTGTTCCCGAAAAAGATGCGCAAGACGAATACAATTTTCCAGGGAACAATACTGTAGGTTTAGTCAGCACTAAACCATATAGTGAACTGATTGGTCAACCTGTAGGTGACGGTATCGATGGAGTAACCTTCCTTAACTTAAGAACAGTGATGTTCTATAACACAGGAGATCCCGATGAAGTTGTAACTATAGGCGGTATAGATTATAAAGTCAGTGATTATTTCTTTACTATACGAGTGTTCGGAGGATTGCTCTCATTCATCACCCCGGCGGGATTGATACCGACAGAACAAAAAATAACTGTGTTATATGGTAATGATTACGCTGGATTGAATTTCTACAAATCAGCAGCCGGTGTTATCACACAGGTTCCTTATATATCAGCAGTACTAGATACCTTGTATTATCAAGACGGTACTAATGCTAATAGAGTTGGCACTATACAGTTAATTGAAAACAACGAAACAAATACTATTGATGTCAACAATGACATATTAGGTAAAAAGAATTATACAAGTAAAAATGGTGTAGTATTCACTAATGGTTTAAAAGTTGAATTTGACGGTGATGTGATACCTGTAAGTTACTTGCAAGGTGAATATTATGTAGAAGGTGTAGGCACCGCGATTGAATTGATTCCAGTAGAATCATTGAATGTGCCAGAACCATTCACTACTCAGGCAGCAAGCCCATATGACATATTGAACTATGATATTGGTCCTTATGATGAAGGCTTGAATATTCCTACAACACCTGACTATATCACTATAGCAAGAAATAGTATCAATAAAAATGCATGGTCAAGAAGTAATCGCTGGTTCCATATTGATGTCATCAATGCGACCGCAGATTATAATAATAATCCGCAAATAGCGACTGATTTAGCATTGCCTGAAAATAAAGCAAAAAGACCTATCATTGAATTTTATCCTAACTTAAGATTATTCAACAATGGTATAATCGGTAAAGATAACATCGATTTCTTAGATAATAGAACTGAGAATGCTTTCGATTTCGTAGAAGGTCAGCAGACTTATTACCCTGATGTTCAGACATATACTGAATATACAGGCACAGTAAATTCAAACTCATCATCTATAGGTCTATCAGGTATATTACAAGATCAATATTATCAGATTGATAGTCTAGGAAATACACAAAAAGATACTTGGTTAAATCTAGGCGCAGAATTAGATGTTGATGGTAACTTTTTAACCGGCACTGAATATGTAATCTATAATCTAGGCACTACAACACAAGATGACTGGAGCATTATAGCCGGTACTAACAATATATTCAGTGATGAGATCGTTGCCGGAGTATGGTATGAGATATTGATCGTAGGCAGCACAGATTGGACATCTGCTGGATGCTTTACTACTCCTGCTCCCGGCGTTAGATTCCAAGCGACCGGCCCTGCAGGGGGAACAGGTAAAGTTAAAAGATATACAGCAGTAGGGTATAGCCCTTATGTTGTAGACGAGATATTCACTTGCGGCGCACCAACAGGTGATACTGTCGGCGACGGCGAAGCATTCAAGTTATTGTTTAAAGCAACAGGTCAAGGCTACACTCAAAATACTTTCGTATATGGTTATCAATATACTATCGCAGAAGTAGGCAACACATTATGGACAAATATAGGATGGATAGCGGACTATCCCGGTGATGCACCTCAAGTAGGTGATACATTTACTGCAAATTGGCCTATAGGTTTAGGAACAACATTAACTGTATATGGTACAGGCCTAGCAACTCAAGGTACTGGTCAAGTACTACAAAAGACTACTACAACAGTGACTATCCCTGCTGCCGATATTGTTTCAGGTACATTTAGTCAAGGGTTATGGATCAACGATGTAAAGATCGATGCCGCTAGTGTATTACCAACAGGCACAAGAATACTATCTATCCAAGATACCAGTCCTAACTTTGAGATGACTGTATATTGGCCTATACCTAGCGATTCAGTATCATCAAGCGCAAATGTTTCTTTTATAGCGAACCCAAGAGATAATGCAGATTTGCAATTGTTCCCGGGAGCAAGAGTTGTTTTCGCAAAAGATACTAACTTAAATGTAAGAAACAAAATATATGTCGCTGAGTTCAATAATACCGGTGCAGCAAGTTTTCCGGTAATCACATTGACTGAAGCTGTGGATAGCCCAGTATTAATAGATGATCAGTTCTCAGTTAAAAATGGATTTAATTTTGAAGGTCTAGTAGTATACTTTAACGGCGAATACTATTCAGGTACAGTAAACGATTTTGCTGAGGCACAGCAAAAGACTACTGTAAACCAAGCACCAAGATTTGACTTGTTCGATGAAAACGGAATTAGTTATGGAAATAATTCTGTATATCCATCAACTACATTTGATGGTTGCAAATTATTCAATTATAAATTAGGTGTTGGTATAAGTGATAGCGTATTAGGTTTCCCTATCAGTTATAGTTCTATCAACAATGTGGGTGATATAAGTTTTGAAATATCATTATATACACAACAATTTGATTATGTGACCGGTGGTAATTCAATCACTAGCGATGTTAAGAATGGTTTCGTTTATGATTATAGTTCAAGAACTGAATATACAAGATTAACCGGCTGGCAGACTGCCGTAGCACAAAGCGGCCAATATCAAGTATTCCAATTTGATTATACAGCCAATAATCCTCCATTAATATTGAATGCTGATGAAAGCATAGATTATACAGTTGTAGTCGATATTCCTCAAGCAAGTGTAGAAGATACTACTTGGCCTAGTTTGCAAGTATTCAATAATAATAATATATTAACTTTAGGCACAGATTATACTGTAGAAAATACTGCGACAGAAACTATCATCACTATCAAGTTGACTGAAGATGTCGATACTCCTATTGAAGTATTGATATTAAGCAACGAGACTAGTGAGAACGCATATTACACTATACCTATCAACCTCGCTAATAACCCATTCAATACTGATCCAACAAGTGTAGACATCGGAGATATCAGAGGTCAATATCAATCTATTTTCCAAAATAACCCTGATACTACAGGTCCTGTATTCGGTCCTAACAACTTCCGTGATCTAGGAAACTTAGTACCATGGGGAACAGCGATCATACAGAATAGCGCGAGCCTTGTATTACCCGGCGCATTCTTGCGCGATCCTCAATATAATCTATCAGATGCATTACTATTCAACAGCAGAGAATACATCAAGTTTAAGAATTTGTTAGTTGATACAGTAAATCAGATAGCGGCAGATCAAAAATTCGATCCTGCAATGTTGCTTGACGAAGCCATCGATATTATTACAAGTGTAAAGAATCAAGAACAACCTTTCTTCTGGTCAGACATGATACCAAGCAAGGCACCGTTCGCAACCAATAGTTATAATTTTGCTAACCAAGCAGAAGTAAGCAACTTCCCATTAAGCAAGATTTATGATTTTACTACTGCAAATTATGACGGTGTGTTAGTTTATCTTTCTAGAAAGATAAATGGAGTATCAGTCATAAAACAGTTGTTGCGCGGCACAGAATATGTGGTCAGCACAGATAGCCCAAGCGTTAGAGTGAATGTATTCTTGCAGGCGAACGATAGCATCATCGTTAAAGAGTATAATCAGACTTATGGTTCTTATATACCAAACACACCATCTAAGTTAGGCTTATATCCTCTATACACACCAAAAGTATTGATAGACGATACTTACTCTGAGCCTACTTATTTCATACAAGGACACGATGGTTCATATAATAAACTATACGGAGAATATAGCGAAGTATATGGAATGCCATTAGACTTTAGAGATCAAGCATTGCTTGAATATGAGACTAGAGTTTACAATAATATTAAATTAAGCAGATCATTACCTATCGATCTTGCATTGACTACTCCTGGTTATTTCAGAACTAACACATTGAGTTATGTCGAATACACAGAAATTTATAGCAAAAATTTCCTTGATTGGGTAGGACAGAACAGATTAGATTACAAGACTCAATTATATAGATCGACCGATGAGTATACTTACAACTATAGAGAAAGCACATTAAAACTTGATAATAGTTTAGTATTGCAAGGCAATTGGAGAGGCATATACCAGTATGTATATGATACTTCTACTCCAAACTTGACGCCATGGGCAATGATCGGTTATGCTATTCAACCTGACTGGTGGGTAGATCGTTATGGTCCCGCACCATGGACAAATCAAAACTTGATATTATGGAATGATTTACAGGATGGTATAGACTATAACGGCGGCAACCCTGTAGTAAGACCATTGTATGCAAGACCTGGATTGCTGAACATCATCCCAGTAGATGATCAAGGAAATCTTAAAGCACCACTAGAAACATTGATCGCAAATTACAATCAATTGACATTCAAGCGTGATTGGATTGTAGGTGATGATGCTCCCGTAGAATTCTCATATAGAAAGAGTTCTACATATCCATTCGACTTGATGCGCTTGCAATCATTATTGAAGCCAGCAGACTTTTATAACTTAGGTGTTGACCTAGACAATTACAAATACGATGCAGAATTCAACCAATTCTTAGTGAATGGTAGAACTCACCTCGTTCCAAATCAGATTCAGATATATGGTAATGGCACAGCAAAGACGAGTTATATCAATTGGATAGTAGATTATACAAAACAATTAGGTATAAATGCTACTGATAATATCACTAAGTTGCTCAACAACCTTGATGTAAGACTAGTACACAGACTTGCAGGCTTTAGTGATAAAGCCTTGTTGAAGTTCTTTGTTGAAAAAGGCACACCGGGCTCAAATAACAGTAGTTTGATGATTCCTGATGAAAGTTATCAGGTGTTGTTGTATGAAAATCAACCAAGTTTCAAACTTGTATATTCTGGAGTAGTCGTACAAAAAACTACTAACGGATATTCTGTATTCGGCAATAGTCAGAACAGCGCCTATTTCAGAACATTGCGTCCTATCATCAGCGGACCTAAAGACAAAATCACAGTACAAGATTTGACTGTGCAGGTCGCAATAGATCATTATCAGTCTGAAATATTAGTACCATATGGAACGACTTATTATACAATAAATGATGTATGTCAATTCTTGATCGATTATGGTGCATGGTTAACTAGCAGAGGTGCAATATTTGATGATCAAATACAAGATGTCGTAATCAACTGGAATCAGATGGCTGCTGAGTTCCTATATTGGACACAGATAGGATTCACTTCAGGTAGCGTGATAACATTAAATCCTTCTGCCAAGAAGTTATCAATCGATAAAGAAAATTATATTGTTCAACCGTTGACTTACAATCAAACAAATTTTGTGTTGAATAATAATTTATATCCAATACAAAATAAAGATTTGTGTATTGAAAGAGATTCAACATATTTTTCTATCAAACCATTGAACGAGGGCGACGCTATAGGTTATGGACAATTCAATCTAAGCAACATCGAACATGGTATCGTGTTCCAGAACGAGACATTGTTCAATGATGTGATCTATAATCTAGTATCAGGTTTGAGACAGAGCCGTATATTTGTTCGCGGAACTAAGAGCGCAGAGTGGAACGGCACTGTGTTTGCTAGCGGCTTCATATACAATCAGGATAATATACAAGAATGGACTGGTGATCTCAAATATACTAAGGGCGAGATCGTCAAGTACAAGAACAAATATTTCACAGCACTAGAGATAATTCAGCCTAATCCTAAGTTCAATCAGAATCAGTGGAAGGTAACTGATTATGATGAGATACAAAAAGGATTGTTGCCTAACAGTAGCACACGCAGTTTCGAAAGCGCATTGTACTATAACAGTGATTCAGCCAATTTAGAGACAGATGCCGATCTGTTATCATTTAGTTTGATCGGTTTCAGACCAAGAGAATACATGGCAAGCGCAGACTTGACAGACATCACTCAGGTCAATGTTTATAAGAACCTAATCAAAGAAAAAGGTACTTTGAATTCTGTCAAAGCATTCAAGGGCGCAAACTTGCCTCAGGGCGGTATCGATTACGATGTCTATGAAAACTGGGCTATATTGCAAGGTACATTCGGTGGTACACTAAACGATAATTTCATTGAATTCAAATTGAATGAGAGTCAGTTAACCGGTAATCCAGGTATCATAGGATTGACTAATGGTAATGATGTGCCTGATGCACAACAATTAGTTCCTCTATACAGTTTATATAACTATGGTAGACCGATAACGACCCCTTACATATTACCTACTTTAGCGTTAGATACACCTAACAGAGTATATCCAAACGCAGGATATGTAAACATCGATGATGTCAAGATGTCAGCATACTTCTACAGCAATTTACCGACTGCTGTAGATAAAAATGGCATAGTCGTACCGTTAGGTAATCTTTATGTCAATGATTTTATATGGATCGCTGATTATCAGTCAAACTGGCAAGTATTGACTCCTACTAGCGTTGGACAAGTATTACAAGTTCGTAGCAACTTAAACGGTACTTGCACGGTAACATTCAAAGAAGAACATAATCTATCACAGTATGATATCTTTGCTATCATCAACTTTGATACTGCGGTGAACGGATACTTTGTAGCGAATACTATCATCAATCCTAGACAGATATTAATCACACTATCATTGCCAGGATCAACTAAAATATTGACTGGTCAAGGTATAGGATTGAAATTTGGCACACAACGAGTAGAACAACCCGGCGATGTGAACTCACTACCATTGACTGACACAGAATTCGTCAAGAACAAAGTTTGGGTAGATACTAATACTGACGGTAGCTGGGCAGTATATTTGAAGAGCATCAATTATCTGTATGATAATGAATATTATCAGCCAAGCAGTATCAATTTCGGTAATGCAGTGGCATATGATTCAGATGTTGGTTATCTATTCGCTGATAGCGGTGAAGGCGATGTTTACAGATATAGCCTAGATGTCATCACAAATGAATATACAAATACCGAAACATTATCAGGCAGTGCAAGTTTTGGTACAGCGGTCATACATCAAGACAATTTGTATGTCATCAGCCAACCTACTACAAGCCCTAAGGTAGAGATTTATACATTAAACAACACAACAGTAAGTGACGAATTAGAGTTGTATCAGTTGATATCTGCTTCATCAGAATCAGCAACATCAGGTTCAACTAATTTCGGTAGCAGTCTAGCATTGTCTGGTGATTTGAATTGGTTATACATCAGCGATTATAATGAAACAACACCTGTTGCAAGAAACAAGGTTCATGTTTATCGTAGAAGAAATGTAGAAACAAATGCTGGAAGTTTTGTATCTGGAGCCACATATCAAATAACTTCATTAGGAAGCAACCCTCAATTTACATCGATAGGCGCAGTATCAAACGAAGTAGGTATATACTTCAGAGCCACTGGAGTTGGCTCAGGTACTGGTTCTGCTACACAGTGTGATTATCAGTACATGACTACTATAAACGGCCCTTCAACAGTTGTTGATAAGTTCGGCCACTCAATTAGTACAAATCATTATGGTACAACATTAGTTGTCGGCGCACCAAATGTTGATGAAGGTGCATTAGCAAATTATGGTAACAGTTATATCTATGACAGATTGGTACAAAACATTGAGATCAATCAAGCATACGATGAAGATACTCCTGCTACATTCACTTTGATATGGAGCCCAAATCCTCTATTACCATTGACAGTAACTAAGAATGGTATATTAGTAGACACTTCATTATACTCAGTATCAGGTACTACTTTCACATATAGTGGCGAGTTTGATTACGGTGATATATTAACTATCGGCGGCAATGAATTTGTATTAGTACAAACATTGACTAACGAGCAGACACCAAGAATAGGTGTACAGTTTGGATATAGCCTAGATGCTAACAATTTCGGTACTGAGATATTAGTAGGTGCTCCTTTCTACTTGAGCGCAACTAACGCAGAAGGTGCTGTGTTTAGATATACTTGTGGTGGCGCGAGATTCGGCACTGTGATAGGTGTCGAAGAAGTCGATGTTACTGCAACCAGACAAATATTGATAAATGGTTTCTTAGTCACTATACCTGCAGGTAATGCTACTGTAGCGGCGACAGCAATCAACACAGCCAATGTACCTAATATTATCGCATCGGCTCAAGAAAACAGATTAGTGATCACACTAGCAAATCAAAATCTTGCAAATATCAATCAAGAGTTGTTAGTATCAACTAATAATCCAGTCACATTAACTGAACTTGGATTAAAACTTTACACTCAAACTCAAATCATAAGTTGCCCACATCCAGTGGGTGCTAGCCAGTTTGGTACGACAGTTAAATTCAATGAATTCAACAGTGTAGCAGTAAGCGCACCAGTAGGTGACAGATATACATTAACTACTTTTGATTTCGTTGATGACAATATAAACGACAACGATACTATCTTTGATAACAACTCAACACAATTTACTGATGTATTCGACAATGCTGGCGCAGTATACATTTTCGATTATCTAGGCAATTACAACGAATCGTTGAACAACATAGGATCATATACATATGGTCAAAGTGTTAATGCTAAGAATCTAGTATACGGCGCACAACCAACTTATGGTTATGCGTTAGACTGGAACGAAGATAGAATTGTGATCGGTGCGCCTGGTTTCAGACCTACTGTGATAGATGGTCAAGTAGTGACTTACATCAACAATGTAGGTGAACAAAACTGGACAGTGTTTAGACAAACTAGCCCGGTCGTTGATATCGACCGTGTTGAGAATCTACAGATATTCGACGCCGAGACTAATAATACTTTAATAAACCTAGATTATATCGACCCATTACAAGGCAAAATCTTAGGTGCTGTAAGACAAAACATAGATTATATCAGCAACATTGATCCTGCAGGTTATAACAATACTAACGCAGTAGCACCTAACTTAGTATGGGGTGCAGATCAAGTTGGTAAGATATGGTTCGACACAACTAACATTAGATTCTTAAACTATCATCAAAATGATAATGAATATAATGCAAGATATTGGGGACAATTGTTCCCAGGCAGTGATGTTGCAGTATGCACATGGGTAGCAAGTACTGTACCTCCTACAGCATATCAAGGTCCTGGCATACCAAAAGATATATCAAGATTCACAGTACAAACAGCATTAAATTCAAATAACACTGTTGTTCCTGTGTACTATTTCTGGGCTAGAAATACTGGGGTGATAGCATCTAACAAAAATCTAGCAGATATCAATATCGCCAACTATATCAGCAACCCACAAGGTTCCGGTATAAGTTATCTTGCCACATTGTCAACAAACATATTTGCTATCTATAATTGCAAACCGTTCATCAACGCTAACAGTAGTGTA